ATTACACCGTGGGGTGCAGGCTTGGCCTAACAAAAGAAGGCCGGTGGGTGGTATCCGACATCATTCGCGGGCAATGGTCGCCCCAAGCCATTGAAAAGATCGTGGCTCAGACAGCAGCAACCGATGGGATCAGTGTCCCCATACGTATTGAACAAGAAGGTGGATCAAGTGGTAAACACATCATTGATCACTACCACCGCAATGTTCTAGTGGGATACAACTTTGCAGGAGCACGACCAACGGGCGACAAGGTAGTGCGTGCTAATCCCGTGGCATCAGCAGCAGAAGCGGGTAACGTCGATATTGTGGTGGGTCGATGGAATGCTGAATTCTTAGACGAATTGAGTTTGTTTCCAATGGGCGCACACGACGACATTGTGGATGCCCTATCTGGCGCATTCAATCATTTAGCGTTTGCTCGACGTGCTCGTCTTTTGGCTTAGTATCACCGTATGGGTAACGATGATCTAACAAATAACAAGATACGAAAGACCATGTTTGAACGGGAAGCGCAGGTTGTTGATCCGCCACAAGAAGAACCATTAGCGGAAAACGAGAACGAACGTGATCCGTCGTTGGTGTTTTTCTGGATTGCCGTGGCATGTGTCGTGGCGGGACTTCTATCTATTACCACAGGTGTTTGTTTTGTGTTTGGTATTCCCGTAGGGGCAATTGTCCTCGGTACACTTCTTCTAATGCTAGGCATATTGCTTGGCATGGACTAGCTAGGTCAACAGCGGTCGCCGTATGTTGAGTGGCTGACATAAAGGTGGATAACGCATGGCGTTTTTGAAGGGGATGTATCCCGTAGGGGCACGTAATCCACGTATTGATGACCCCAAAAATCCAATTCCTCGTGTGGTCAATGGGTTCCGTTCCGCATATTCCACCCAACCCGGTATGGGTGCATGGGACATTGAACAAGCCGTACAAAATGGTTACGAACGAGTCATTTGGGTCTTTCGTTGTGTTGATGCTATTGCCAGCAACGGCAGTTCCGTCCCGATGGTCGTCAAGAAATTTGATGATTTCGATGGTGCTATTTATCCAGACCCAGACCTCAACAAGTTGCTCAATCGGCGTGCCAACACGTATGAAACGTCCCAGATGTTTCGTTACCGCCTTATCAGCCAATTGCTTCTATCCCGTCGTGGTGCCTTTGTCGAAGTAGTGCGAGGTCGTGACGGTCGCCCTAAGCAATTGCACTTGCTATCCAATGAGAATGTTCGTCCCATCATTGACGAATCATTCAAAGAATACGTATCGGGATACGACATTTTGACCCGTGATGGAACAGTGCGCCTACCACCTGACCGGGTGTTGTGGTTGCGGATCAAACCTCATCCCACTGATCCTTATGCACAAATGACCCCATTGGTAGCAGCGGGTATTGCGGCGGATACGGATTATCTTGCCCGCCTATACAACCGTAACTTCCTTTTGAACGATGGTCGTCCCGGCATGTTGATCACCATTGGTGGCGGTGATGGAGGACTCAATCAAGAAGATGCACTAGAAATCAAGCGTCGTTTTAGTGGTGGCCCTGAATATGCGGGAAAGACAACCGTCATCGAAGCAGACGGCCTACAAGCACAAGACCTTAGTGCGACCCCTCGTGATGTGCAGTGGCAAGAAGCCGTCCAAGGATCGAAAGAAGACATCCTTCTAGCCTTTGGTACTCCGCTTTCTATCTTGGGTGATTCAAGTTCCCGCACTTTTGACAATGCCGATGCGGAATGGGAAAACTGGTGGGAAATCACCATGCTCCCATTGATGGATGCCACGGCAGCAGGATTCGATCCCCTGACAACGGGCGGGAACGATGATGAATTTGTCGTGGCCCATGATTATTCCTTTGTAGAAGTCCTCCAACGGAAGAAACGTCAACGAGAAGACCGTGCGGTATCTATGTATCAAGCGGGCATCATTTCTTTGGATGATCTACGTGAAGCAATGAAGCTAGAAAAACTTGATATTGCCGCATCACGAGTGTTGTGGTTACCACCGGGCAATGTTCCCGTAGGAAAAGACCCTAAGGACGTAGAAGAAACACAGAAGCTACAAGCCGTAGGGCCACCCGTTCCCCCTAACCCATCTGAAATGGCCCGTCAGGGTGCCTTACAGGGGTCAATGGAAGGTGCGAACAAGCACGCCAACATGTTCGCTAGTTACTTGGATGCCCAACATCAACGTGCCCAACAACTAGCGGGTAAAGACCTCACTGAACTAGAAGCAGTTGAATCTAAACAGGATGTAGCTACCCCAGACCCTTTTTAGGAACGCCGGTAGAAAACCGGCCAGACGACACATTGATAGACGATGACAACTATGAATATGAACGCCTAAAGATCGAAGCGGAATGTGAAGGTCTTATCTCTGCATGGGATACCAGACAAGAACGACAAGTCTTAGAACGTCTTGGGTCAACCAAGGTACGTAAAGGGACGCGCCATTGGGTTGGTGAAGGTAGCGGGGAAAAGACCATCAATGCCCATGCCGTTGTTGCTCCTGATCGGTGGGCCGATGATCTAGTACGTCAACTAATGCCGATGCTAGAAGTAGTATCGAATCAACACGCTAATCGTTTGGCCCGCAAGATGAAGAAAGCGGGAATCCATGACGCAATGCAACAAGACGGTGACGGTTATCCCGATAGCCGAAGCGCATTAGGGCAGCTAGTCGGAAGCAACCTTGATGCTCAACGTCTAGTACGTACTTACCTTGGCGATATTGAAAAGATGATTCGTGATTCCGCACAACGTCAATCAGATCGTGTGCAGAAAGTCGTCGCGGATATGGAAGCCAACGGAGATTCCATAGACGACATCAAGCGGGAAGTACGCAAAATGGTTAGCACACGCGGGTCATGGCGTAAGGGTTTAGCGATCCATGCCACTACCGCCGCCATTGAAGGCGTGAAAAGTGCCGTCATTGATCAAGCAGGCCCAACCGTGACAAAGACTTGGCGTACTCGTCACGATGAACGGGTGCGTCCTGCCCATAAAGCAGCAAACGGGCAAACCGTGATGGGCGGGGAATCATTCAAAGTAGGCGGGTTCCCAATGAGATGGCCGGGTGACGTAAAGGCACCGATTGAACTTTGCATAAATTGTCGTTGCTGGGTAGAAGTCAACAAAGTTAGTCCATAAGGTCGCGGGCTACTTTCATTGATTGTCCGTATTGTGCTGTGTATTCGCGTCTAGTTAGCCCCAATTTTTTCCTTGCCTGTTTGATTAGCTGCGATTTGAGTCGTCCACGTTCCAAGGTGCATGTGTGACACTTGCGCCAACCTTGTTCTGCACCCCACCCTTCTAAATTGTTCCCGCTAAGTTCATGCCCGTTAGGACATAGTAGTTTTTCGCTGTTTGTACGGGCCAAAGTTGATCCACGTAGCAAATTGGTTTTATGAGACACAGGTTCAAGATGCGTTGGATTGACACATTTACGATGTAAGCAATCGGAACCACCTAGGCATTCTGTGTCATTGTGACAAGTGTGATCAATATGTAAACCAGCCGGTACATCTCTACGGTTGGTTAGTATCCACGCTATGCAGTGGGCACCCGTACTAGAACGGTTTATCTTCCACATACTGAATGACCCATATCCTCTATTGCCAACAGAATCAGTCCAAGGCCAACATTCGGATTCTGAACCAATATTGACTTTCGACCAAAAACGATCTTCTAGTGTGTAAATATAATTGAGTTCTGTTTGGGTGTACGGCTTACGTTTTGTCACGTTCGCTCCTTTAGCGGCTAGACTTTCACAGAATGGCTACGTCAATGTACCACTACTGGTGATCCAATCATCAATTACTGGTGCTATGTGGAGGTAAACCGTGTCTGACCCAATGATTCGTGCAGAACATTTACTGGCACATGCACTAATTGTTCCTGATGTCCCAGAATCACTAGATGACATTCAGGAAAAGATGGAAGACATTGGTCTTGAAGCAAAGACTCGTCACGTTCGGGATGCTGCATTTTGGGGTCTACCCGTTGGGACACCACTAGGCGCAAACCAAAAGCCCGTAGGCAAAAACGGCGTTAGCAAACGGAACATTGCTAGTCCAAAAGGCGGCGGTCGTCCAAAGGGTAACAAACCACAACCCGTTGATGGTGCTCAAAAGGATTCAGTACGTAAAGCACAATCAAAACGTCGCGCACCGTTCAAAAAGCCCACTGTCGAAGTGACACCGACGACACCTACTGATGTTCCAAAGAAGAAAGAGCCATCTTCACTTGA